TTATTTGTTTAATATTTCTAAATTATGTTCTCCAAATATCAACTTTAGTACTTGATCTTTTTTATCTTTTCTGAGTTTAATTTGGAGAACTGCCTCAATAGGTTCTTTATTATCATTCCTGTCTTCTGCTTTTACATATTTATTAGGATATGTAAATACGTCTATTATCTCCATTCCAAGATTAGTTGCAAAATTTGAAATCTGCCAAATGCTAATTTGTACTTCTCCATTCAAAATTTTACTCATTTGAGATGCAGAAGTACCCACAAGTTCAGATGCAGCAACTTGGGTAATTCCTTTATCCATAATTATTTTACGGATATTTTCCACGACGGGATGCATTGGAGTTTCTTTTTTCTTTTTCATGTTTCAATATATGAATTGATTATCAGAGTTTTATATAATTATATGAAATTGTATTTCAATTTATTCAATTAAATGTTTCATAATTTGAAATATTATATATATGTTTGCGGACGTAAATCATAAAGATACAAAGGTAAGCGATGAATAAACAAATGACAATAGCGAAAAAACGCTATTCTTTTAAAAAAGCATATGAAAGGGTGCCATTAGGGCAGATTGAAAGTTTAAAAAAAGAACTGTATAGTGTCTTTAGTATCAATAATCGAACCTCTTGGTACAATAAACTTAAAGGTATAACTTCTCCCAGCATAGAAGTAGTTGAAGCTGTTGAGACTGTATTTCTAAAATATGGTATTGAAAATTGTTGGGAAATTACAGAGATCAAATTATGAATCGTAATGCCATTCTAAGTAAACGTCAAAAACAGTTCATCGAACGTATTGCCTGGGGAGCTTCTTATAAAGAAGTAGCTGATTTCTTCCATGTGAGTTGGAGCACTGTTGACAATACTCTCCGAAATGCAAAAACAAAATTAGGTTTAAGTAAAGTGACTGAGTTGGGGGCATGGTGGTTCTGCACTAATTACGGAATTAGTTTTGATCTATCTCCTATTGCCAGGCAATGTACAGCAGGAGTTATCTTACTCTTGTTTTCCCTTGGAGAAGTGACAACAGTAACAAATATATCATATACCATGCAAAGAGTAAGAAGACCACGTACAGAGTATCGCATCCGTCGACACGAAACTTCTATATATCAACCATATATTATTAACTAAAAGCACATATAAGGAATGTGCCCGGTGCGAATCCGGTTATATGTTATACTTTATTTTCTCAAACATAGAAGTTTAATTGATTTATTCATTTTTAATGCCGTGTGAAAGGACACACGTAGGGTTAAAGCCCCTGGTTAGGGATTTGTTACACAAAAGAGCCGGGATGTGAATCCCGGCAAAATGGGCCTGATGTAAGGAGGCATATCAATGTAAAATCATTGAAGCCGGGTTCGATTCCCGGAAGCCCACACTAATTTTGATCATTATGAAAACAGTACATTCATCACCAAGCCTGTCTCCAAGTGGAACAAAGAGACAGAAAGCTAATCTATTTACAAACGAAAATCCGGAAGCTATCGCACAAATGCGCATGCAGTCTGCACAAAAAGAGCAGCATAAGGTCATGGTTCGTCTTGATAACCGCACACATGTACTTGTTGCTCCGCAAAATGTAACTCCTGAGTACATAGAAATGCTGCGAAAAAAATATCAAATTACCTACAATGCTCCAGCTCGAGGAGGAAGAAGGTAATATAGAAGACAGAATATCAACGTACAACTAAATAAACATGGATAAAAATGACGAATGGTTAGCCATACCGGGCCTTTCCAGATATAAGATAAATAGAAACAACGGGGCTGTTATAAGCACTTGTAGAGGAAAGATACAATGTCTCTCTACAAAAAGAAATACCGTTCAAATGAGAACGGAGACAGGTTTGCATATTAGAACGACAGTTCCCCGGGTCCTATATTGCGCTATACATGGGATAAATATACGTGATATACCCTCAAAAGCCGTTATCCGAATGAATGAAGCCGGAGAACCGGAACTGATTTCCAGAGAAAGGCTTAATAAAGAAGTTATCAATGCTCTTCGAAGTTCTTCCCCCCGCGTGGATGTGTTACAGGAATACAAAAAGTCTATTGAGTTCATAGAATTAGTGTTGTCATGTTATAAGTCTGGTGACTTTGCACCGATAGCCGCCAAAATCCAAAGCATGAAAGGATTAGTAATCAATTATATCAAAAAAAGATTCCTTCTCTCTGATGAGTATTCTTTGGATATGGCTTGGTACGCTGTTTCCGAATTGGCGTTGGATGATATTATCAATAAAAAAAGAATGATTCCTATGCTGGAGTACTATTTAAAAACTATTTCCCGTTCATACGTGGCACGAAAGAGGCTATACCTGCATAGAGAAAAATCTATAGACGATCCGGATGACTATACAATGAATGTATACAGATAATTAATTCAAAACAGTTTAAATAGGAACATTATGGATGATAGATTATATCCGGTCTGTGAACTAACAGCCGAGCAAAAAAAGGCTTTTAACAAGCTAAAGAAAGCATATAAGGAATGTGAAAAGGCAGGAATTTACTTCGCCAACAACTATGGTAATCTGATGGCTTTTGATAGCAAGTTGGTTGTTGGATATGGAGATGATAGTATTTCTCCAGGTGGTGAATATGAAGTAAGGCTTACCTATGGTTGCCCTGCGGATTCTATAAAAGTAGCTAATGAATGGGCTGATGATACGCATACATTGGGACTAACTAAAAAGGGTATGAAACTATATCTACAGGAGGAGGAAGAATGAGACTAATTACAAAACAAGCTGTCAAACTGAAAGAGCTTGAAGCCAGACGGGAAAGGCTCGTTAATCGTGTTGCTAAACTCGATCTGAAAATCGAAGAGCAAAAAGAGAAGATTTCCCAGTACTATAAGAAGCAAGGTATTAACGTATAACAGTTTAGAAAGGAACAAGAATATGGCAAGAACAATTTATGAAAATATTGGTGTTGAGTTCGTTTTGGAAGAAGTAGACGAATATGAAGCAAAAATCAAGGTTAATGATAAAACTCTGATTTATATATCCAGAGAACAAGAAGCTGAATTTGAGGAAGAGCTTAAAAAGTTATTCGACAAATATCGAATTTAATTTATAACAGAATAGAAATGAAGCAAAAGATAGAAGAAGCAAAAGGAAAAATTAATCGCTATTATAGCGACTTTATTGAAAAATGCCTTGAAGTACATGGCATTGATTTAACAACAATCATCAGTGATTGTGTAACGGCTGGTTATGAATCCCGTTCGGATGAAATCATAGAGCTTAGGAGAAAATTAGACAGCATAGAAGAAATGAATAGTGATGGTAATAAAATTCTGGATGCTATTAAGAGAATGGCAGCAGATGACAATAAAGGTTTGAGAATGACCACTACGATAGTCGATGTTAAAGATGATCCGCGTGGCTCAGTCGTTGGCTTTGGGACTGAAAAAGTTTGCGGAGATGATGCCCTTGCCCAGACAATGGGTTTACCAGGTAAGTATATGGCATGTGCCTTTTTTATAGATCGAGAAGAACTAAAGAAATATCTCTAAACTAATTAATAAAAAATAAATAAAACAGCCTTGGGCGGGCTTTGTAAAACCTATAAATAAAATGGAAGAATTATATTGGATTGAAAGATTAGACAGTATTCAAGGTGTTTTCATACTCTTATCTTGTTTGTCAGCAATATGGTTGCTGTTTACATTAATTATTCCATGGGTGGAATATTATAACAATGAAGACTGCAAAGAGAAAGGTATCCATAAATCAAGAAAAATTTCAGGCGTTTTATTAGCTGTATCTGTATTGATATTGACGTTTCTTCCAAGCACCAAAGAAATGTATCGCATCATGGGTATTGGAGGTACTATAGACTATATCCGTCAGAATGAAACAGCAAAGCAACTTCCCGATAAATGTATAAAAGCATTGGATTTATTTATGGATAAAGTCATAGAAGATGGTAATGATAACAAGACATTAGAATAAAACTGTATAAGAAGAAAGGAAAACCTATGTTTAAAGATATAATTGAATTAGACAAACAAGTCGTAGACCGGATCGTAGATAAGGTCCACGAAAACAATTTAGAAATTGAGATGGAAATGGGAGTTGTAAAGGACGGTATGGTTAAAGTCCTCTTCCTCTATAAAGATCCGGAGCTTCTGCAGAGCGTGATAAACGAATCCGTTACTGAAGAGTACGATCTCCCATAAACAGTCCTCTGCCAATCCATTGTAAATGGTTTCATTTGATCCCGAATCAATGAAACAGAACTGATCATGTAACTAATCCCTTGAACTATGTATTTTAATGATGATGAGATAAGGCGTATCAAAGATGCTGCCACAGGACATTTGCTTGATGTTGCACAAGACTTCCATGAACTCAAACGCTCCGGAGTGAATTACAATTGCGATTGTCCCCGGTGCAAAGCCGCAAAGAAACTCTCAATTAGTCCGGCCAAACAAATCTTTAAATGCTTTGGATGCAATGAATTGAAAGGTGGAGATTCGGTTTCTTTCTTAATGTCCGCTGAAGGAATGACTTTCAATGATGCTCTTGAATACCTTGCCAAAAAATTCAATGTCATTCTCGATCAACGTCCGGCCATCAAGAAACAGCCGGCAAAAAAGATGAAAAAAGGCAGCAAGGCGGCCAAAGGTATCGATGTCGACAGTTATTGTGCCAGGATGCTGGCAGAGTCAGGTCTTACCTTTGAGGATGTCACAGCAAAAGTCTATAAGACAGGAGATACACAAAGTATATTCGAACAACGTACTTTCCGTCCTGGTACCATTGATGAACGAGGAATGTTAACCACTAAGGGAGATGATGTCATCATTGAATATTATGATCTGGAAGGAATGCCGGTTGTCTTCACCCGGAAAGATAATAAAAGAAGGGACGTTGGTACTCCTCAAGAATATTATCGTATCAGATGGCAGTTTCCGGATGCCCATCTTGATAAAGAGGGTAAACCTTACAAATACAAATCCCCGCGTGGCAGCGGTACTCCGATCTATATTCCGGAGCGCATACGCAGTCTCTATAAATCAAAGACAAAGATACCCCGCCTCTATATTCAGGAAGGTGAAAAGAAAGCAGAGAAAGCATGTAAGCACGGCATCCCCTCAATCGCAGTCAGCGGTATACAGAATCTCGGTCTTTACGGTGCCCTTCCGGAAGACCTGGTGAAGATCATCTCTACCTGTGAGGTACAGGAGGTTGCTTTTATCTTTGATTCGGACTGGGACGATATCAGCTCCAATATCCGGATCAATGATCAGGTCGAAAAGCGTCCCCGCTGTTTTTTCTATGCAGCAAAAAATTTCAAAGAATATATGCGTTCTCTCAAGAACCGGAACATCTTCGTTGAAATATTCGTCGGACACATTAATAAGAACGAAGCAGGAGACAAAGGCCTTGATGATCTGCTTGCAAATTCTCTGCGTGGAAAAGAAGAAGAGCTGGCCGCCGATATCGAGTTTGCATGCAATGAAAAGAAAGGTTTGGGCAAATACATTGAGATGTTCAAGGTAACTACCTGGACAGATCATAAATTGCAAGAATTATGGGGACTCCACTCTCATGAAGTCTTTGCCGAGCGTCATGCCGACCTCCTGCGTAACCTGCCGGAGTTCCTATTCGGCCGATATCGATGGAAATTCGACGAACATGGAAAAGTAATCTTGGCACAACCTTTTGACGATGATGAAAAGTTCTGGAGAGAAGTCACTAAATATGATCGTAGCCAAAATGAACGTATTGAATACGAGTTCTGCTATGTCAACTCACAAAACTTCTTGCAAAACAGAGGATTCGGACGTCTTCGGAGAATTGATAAGAGTTATCAGTTCATTCACCTTGAACCGCCTGTTGTTCGTGCTATCGATGCCTCTGATGCCCGTGACTACCTGTTTCAGTTTGCCAAGCATAATTGCAAGACTGAGGTAAATGAAATGTTGATTAAAGGCGTGTCTCAATATGTGGGTCCGGACAAGTTATCCCTGCTTGAGTTCATTCAGCCCAATTTCGTTAAGCCCAACCGGGAATCCCAGTATTTCTATTTTGATAAAAATTGCTGGCTGGTCACAAGAGACTCTGTAAGCGAACTCGGTTACGAGAATATCACACACCACATCTGGGAAGAGCAACGTAAAATGACACCGGCCAAATATCTGGGTAAACCGTTGGTTACTTTTAGCCGGCAAGACAATACATTTACTTATGAACTTTCAGAGGCCGGTAAGAAATCCCATTACCTCCAGTTCCTGATCAACACCAGTAACTTTACCTGGCGAAAATCTGCTGAAGAAATAGAGCCGGAAGAAGAGAATGAAAATCGTATCCATCTCCTTAGTAAACTGTGTGCAATCGGATACATGGTTATGGAAGCGAAAGACAATAATGTGGCCAGAGCTGTCATCGGCATGGATGGCAAGCAATCTGAAGTAGGAGAAAGTAATGGCCGTTCCGGGAAATCACTTGTAGGGGAATTGATGCGTAATATCATTCCTACAGCCTATATTCCCGGAAAACGCTCTGATCTTTTTAATGATCAATTTGTATGGAATGACATTCAGGAAAACACTAAACTCGTTTTTATTGACGACGTGTTACAAAACTTCAACTTTGAATTTCTGTTCCCCAACATTACCGGGGATTGGTCAGTAAATTATAAAGGAGGTAGAAGGATCACTTTACCATTTGCGCGATCACCAAAAATGTATATTGCTACCAACCATGCCATCCGTGGCAGTGGTTCAAGTTACACGGACCGCCAGTGGCTACTTGCATTCTCCGATTTCTATAACGATACCCATAAGCCGGTTGACGACTTCGGGGTCCTCTTCTTCTCGGAGTGGGATTTTGAACAATGGAATCTTACCTGGAACCTGTTGGCCAATTGCGTCCAATTGTATTTGACTTATGGCGTTGTCCAGGCTCCCGGCGAAAGGTTAGAGCAAAGAAAGCTGCGTCAGGAAATGGGTGAAACCCTCATCTCCTGGGCTGATGAATACTTCTCCGGAGAAGAACATCTCAATGTCCGTTTACCCCGGAAAGATTTATATGACGCATTTTGCCAATACGACAATCAGCAACGAAAGTTTGTATCACCAACCGCATTTAAGAAGAAATTTATAATGTATTGCGCATGGAAAGGTTATGTATTCAATCCTCACAAATATGACAGTATAACCGGAAAACCTTTTCAAGTCGATAAGGACGGGAAGGCGGTTGTAGATGATAAATCCGGAGGTGTAGAGTACTTTACGGTAGGAACCGGAGCCCAACCTATCCCGGAAGAAGATAATAGCCGGTTAGCACAACCGACAGGTAAACTCGTTTTCTAACTTAAACATAAAAACAATGAGTGTAAACAAATGTATTTTTATCGGCAACATGGGACGTGATGCCGAGGTCCGTACCACTGAAGCCGGTATCAAAGTAGCCCAATTTTCTATTGCATGTACAGAGCGTACTTATACAAACAAAGCCGGTCAAACGATTCCGGAGAGAACCGAATGGATACCCGTCGTAGCCTGGAGGGGATTGGCGGAAACCATTGAGAAGTACACCCACAAAGGGAGCAAACTGTATATTGAAGGCAGATTCACAACCCGGAAGTATGAAACAAATGACGGTCAGAAACGAACCGTTTCTGAAATCGTAGCCGAAAGTATTGAAATGCTTGATCCCAAGCGGGAGGCTCCCCCACTCCCTCCGGAACCCGAGCAGAAATTGAGTTATAATCCATAAAATGACATACCATGAACCTATCTTCTTTTAAACTGACCAATATTAACGAATTGATATCCGTATACAAAGAGAATCCGGAGCGCTTTAATCGCTTTTATAACGCAGTGTATCTGCTGCTGGATAGCATTCCGGAATGCGGAAGTATTCGTGTAATGGATCACTGTGAGGCGTCCTCCTATGACTTGTTTATAAAGTGTGCATGTTGGATTATTCAGGAAGAGACGGAACAGAAAGAGTTGACGGATGCATTACTTGAGTTTTCGGATGATTATACAATTATTCGCCGGTGCGCGAAGTTCGTAAAATCCAAATCCTGGGTTCATTTCTACTCACGACGATAGGAGTATATTATCCCAATTTATTACCCTATAAAGATACGTCTTTTATTTGATATACACAACATTATAATGATAAAAAAAGAGAATAAAATATTCGTAGTCATATCTCCTGATCCCGTCGAGCGTGAGCAGTTGATCGCACGCCTGGCCGTTCGTTTAGGTTTTGCCAAGATTCCGTCCGATGCACTCAAGATCATAAGCAAGGACATTTATTCCTTTGACCTGGCAACTGCATATTTTGTGCTTTGCAGTAACTATCATTTCCGGGGTTCTATCGTCACAACACAACGGCTCTATGAGCTTGCAGCAAGAGGTATATGTGTTTGTGTAGGTGTGAAGTCAATGCCCCGTGAGTACGAGTTGGTATCTCAGGTGTTTTATCCGAATGACTTGCGATAGCACAAGTCGAAACATTTATCCGGCCGCGGTACGCATCAGCGTATCGCGGCTTTGTTTTTGGGGGGCGTTCCCCCTTTACCCCCTTTTGCTTAGAAGAACGTTTTGAACAACTGTGCCTGAGACGAAGTAAAGCCGGCAACAAGGTGTCTATATATTATTTTTATTTTTTCTTTCTTCTGTAAAAAAGACTACCTTAAAAATATAGAATATTTTTGTGCTTTCGTGCAGACAGGTGCAATTCGGTATTTATTACACTATAAATCAAATATTTAAACAGAGCACAAATTTCGTACAAAAACGTACGCCTCGTACTAAATTGCACAAAATTGTATTTTGTACGCACAATGTATCAATCGTACAAAAACGTACCATGTTTCGTACGGACATAAACCAATTATAATCAACACATTATGTGATAAGACTGCACAATTTACACAGTTGCACAAAAAAGGAGTACCGTTTTTGCAAGGGGGATTAGTTTGTTCCGGTAAGTCTTGTTTATGTCCGTAAAACTTTGTATATTAGCGTAAACCATTCTATGACCTAAATGATAACTACCAAAATCGAAGTTCCCCCGCATCTATGTGAGTATATCCGCGGCAAATACTGTAACCTGACCTCTGATCCGGTCCGTTTCCCCGATAACCTGAATATCTATCACGTGATATTCGACCTTCTTCAGAAGAGACCGTCGGAAGCTCCGGTTGATCGTGGTAATTTAGAAATCTGTCTGCCTGAACGAAGTATAGGCAAATCCCCAGTGACCTACAACTATTTAGGGCTTCGCTCCCAGGTAATCATTTCCCGGAAAATAGAATTGATGATGTGGGCGGAGTTGCATGAATACCTGGACGAACAGAAGCACCGGTACGGAATAAAATACATTGATGGAGTGCAATTCTTCATGCGCAGATATGGAATTGATTCTCTTACGGAAGAAGCTTTTCTCAAACACTACCAGCGTTGGAGGGCAAAAGTGAGGAGAAAAGAAAAAAGGAGCTATAAAAAGCGAGAATAATTCATCGAGTAAGCGTAGTTAAATGTCCTTTTTTTGAGTGAAAAATGTTCGAAAAAAGAGAATCACAGATAGTATATTGTAAATCAACAGAATATGAATACAAACAATATCGGAGGAGTCATTCAGGCAGATTTCCTGTTCACGGATGAAATAAGTTTATTTTCAGTCATCAATCACTCAGCCGTTATCAGCCTTCACCGGGCCAATACCTGGAGAAACCTGCCTATCACCTATATGGGAGTTTCTCCAGATGTGGAAGCGGACGACACTCAAGCCGGTACGCTATATAAACAGACCCTTACCATCCGCCTGAAACGCACAGGAGTGACAGATTCAGAACTTCACATCCTGCGGACTATCAATGTACGTGGTTGCGTAGTAAGATGTAAGGATGCGAATGGAAATATCCAACTGTATGGAAGCAAAGAGTACCCGCTTCTGGGAACCGTGATAGAGAAAACAGGAACCAAGGCCTCCGACCTCTCCGGAATTGAAGCCACTTTTTCCGGAAAAGGCGCCTATCCTCCACTACCTGTTACAGAGTTATAACCGTCCTTCGGCATCATTATATATAGCCGTATCATTGCAACAAAATAAGTGCAATGAGCCAAAAACGCATCATCTTATCAGATTCATCACTCAACCGGTACGGCTACCGGGTTCTTACTGCAGGACTTCTTCTTGAAGCTTTCATTGACAACCCGGTCATGCTGTATGGGCATTTCCGTGATGAAGGATCACCCCTATGGTGTGATTACAAAGCAATCGGATATTGGGACGATATCAAGATAGAGGACGACGTGCTTTCTGCTATTCCTGTTTTCGACAAGGTAGACGATTTATCGAAGACCATTGCCGCGAAATACGAAGCAGGGACCTTACGGGCCGCAAGCATTGGTATACGTATCCTGGCCACATCCTCCGAAAAAGAATATCTGCTTCCGGGACAAACACGCGAAACTGTTACCAAAGCAGAAATCATGGAGGCTTCCATCGTGGATATCCCGGCCAACTCCCATGCCGTGCGCTTATACGACCGTTCCTCCTCCGTTTTACTGGCAGCGGGTATGGACACGAATATTGTGCCAGCATTAACAATCCCAAAAGAAAAGGCAATGAATTACAAACCATCATGGACCGGCTTCCTCTCTTTCCTGGGAATTTCAAAAGATAAAGCGGAAACCACCGAACTGTCTGCTGAAAACCTGGACTCTATCCATGCTGAAATGGAACGATTAAAGACAGAGAACGCTACTCTTGTACAGGCTAAGACCGATATTGAAGAGAAACTTAACTCTGCCAACGCGAAGATTACAGAGCTGAGCCATTCTACATCCGGCAAGGATAATGAGATCAGTACTCTCAAGAACTCTATCACTGAAAAGGATTCTAAAATCACCCAACTTGAAGAGCAAGTGAAGAATCTGAAGAACGGTCCTACACCGGGGCATGCCGGTCTGACTCCTGAACAAGAGCCTGAAGGTAGCGGAACCCAGGAAGAGTTATCTGCTTTCTGTGACCAGAACGCAGGAAACTATCAAGCTATCACCGAGAAATTAAAAGCTGAGGGCCTGTATTAATAACCTAAACTTTAACTATTAAAAAGTCTATTCAAATGGCTGCAAATAAACTAATTGACGTCTCTAAACTGAACGAAGCACTGGTCATTTATGACCAGGCACTTCGTGCGCTGCCGTTTGCCACCCTCACCGAAGTGGCAAACCTACTGAAGCTGAATGTTATGGACCTGCAAGGCAAACACGCACGTATCAACGAGCGTCGTCGTGCCGGTGGTACGCAATCGTATAAAATCGGAAAGAACTTCGGACTGGTTGATAAACTCTTAGGTTACGAACCCTCAGTCATCGAGCCGAAAGATGTTGTCTGCATCACCAAAGAAAACTCACAGAAGTACGATGATAACGAACTGTTGATCATCGGTGGCACTCCGGTAAGCAACACTACGAAAAAACATCCGATGGAAACCAAGGTTGCATTTACCCTGGTACGTTCGCATCTGGAAGATATCGTATATAGCCTGTTCTCTGCCGAACGGGATGAAGATTCCAACTCACCCGGCGGGGCTTTCGATGGTATTTATACCAAGATGGATATGCTGATCACTCGTGGCGATGTAAATGCGGCCCGTGGTAATTTCGCTATTTCCGGAGAGTTTGCCGCGCCAACGTCAGATACAGATTATACAGCTTACGAGAATCTGGTGGAATGGATCGGAGGCGCAAACACCTACCTTCGTTCTTCAATAGGCGGTGTACCACAGCTTTTGTGTGCTGAAACCGTTTTGAAAGCTGCCCGTTCAGCATTACGTAATAAGTTACGCATGCAGGAATATCCTTCCATGCAACGCATGCTTGAACTCTTGCGGGAAGACGCCATGTGTCCGAACCTGATTGTCTCCTCCCACGAAGCTTTGGGCCAAGGTTCCCGGCTGACCCTTCAGAAAGTTGGTAACATAGACGTGGCGTTCAATACTCAAGCGGCTTCTAAATTCTGCCAGATACGTGATATTTACGAGGACCCGAACGAATGGCAGTTCTGGTTGCAGGCAGGATACGATACACGTATCAATGACTGGCATGAGAAAGTCTTCCGCTGTAACGAGCAGAAGAACGAATCTCTCGACCTGGCCGGTGACTATTGTAAAACCGGTGGAGTGCAGGTAGCCATCACCGGCACCGACAAAGGCCAATGGAGTATCCAGGGAAAAGTTGCCAAACGCGGTAACGGTCAATGCATCATTGGACTTCCTCCGGGAAAATACACCATCGAGTTCACTGATGCCGATGGTAAGACCAAACCGGCAAATACACAGGTTACAGTTGTTGCCGGTGAAGTAGCCACCGCTACCGGAGCCTATACTTAACTAATCCGGGGAAAGGAGTCTTACCTTCCCCTACATAAACTAAACAATTACCTGATTATGAAACGATTTATTCTTTGCATTTCATGCCTGCTTATCTGCTGCCTGTTCTTGTTTCCGGAAGTACAAGCGGCCATTCCGGATACCGGAAACTGGATCAGCCATCATCTTCTGACATCAGACGGTTTAACCGTTCTGGCTGCCGGTCCGGCATTTGCCCCGTTAAAATGGAATATCGGGCAAAACAACATGGGAGGTTATAAAGGACGGCTGCTCTTTATTCCGTATGACGCTCCTTCAACCGTACCAATGATTCCGGTAAAGCCTACTACGAATGAGGACCTGATTACCGCTTCAGGATCATTCACTTTTCCAAGTGGCGGAACCTACACTCAGCCGATTTACTTGTATTCCACAAAAGGGAAAGTAGGTTATAAAGCGGAAATTCAAGGCGAAACGGACGGAAAATCTTTTAAGCAGACTTTAGAGTTTTTCTTTCCCGGCAATACTCCGGGAATGCATGCTTTCAGTACACTTGTCAAGAACACTCCGGGGTACTTCGTCTTCGAAGATTCCGACGGCCAACAATTCCTGATGGGTAAACCGGGCATGTATGCCGATGTATCACCCTCCTTTGATGGTGGTAAGCTCGCCGCCGATCAGCGGGGAACTGCCTATACAGCCACTTGTGACGCAAATGAATCGGCTGTTGTTTTAGGAACACCAATCGACATGGAAGTCATTGCAGGCCTAAAACCGGCTCCAAGTCCCGGAGGTTAACATAATACATATATTTTATGACAAGAAACGAACAGTTAGAAAAATGGTTGTCAAACCGTCAGCGTAGGTACGCTGACGGTATGGAACTCTTTAACGCTTTAGCAAAGGCAAACACCAAGAGCAGCTATGGGAACTATCTTTCCCAGGCACCGGAGAATCCTCACATTTTCGATCCCCACTTTACACAATTAGTCAATATACTGACTAAAATAGCCAGGGAAATAAAAGATGCTCCTTCTGTTTACCCGGCTGCATTTGAAGAGATCCTGATCGTTCAAACACTGAATGACGAACAACGGACTCAAGAAACCGATATCCGGAAAGAGGCAATCGACCGACTCCAAGAGGAGATCGACGGACTGCATAACCGTATCAGCGAACTTGAGAGTGACACGGAAAATCATGCTGACGAACTCTCAGCTTTAAATGAAGAGTTCGAGGAGAAAATGAAAGAGCTCTCCGCTATCCGGGGCGAACTGGATGCCTTGAACACTCCGGGTGTCAAGATCGTAACAGAAGAATCCCTCACTCCTGCCTTACGTAAAGCATACGCCCGTATCAAAGAGATCGCTCCCCTGTACGCCAGTCTCCATAATGATATTGCGAATCCGGATATCCCGGCAGAGGAACGTCACCCCCTCACAGAAGAACTCTGCAAGTTGGACGACGAACGTCGCAAACTTTGGAAACAGATTGACGATTACGCAGAAGGCAAACAGGCAACCTTAGAGCTTGATGCTAAACGTCCTGAGTATAGTGAAAATGCAGTGGTCAGAGGCTTCGAAATAGCCCGTCAGATCAAACGTCTGAAGCAGAACATTACGAACAGCAAAACAGCCGCAGAAAGGGCCGGGAAAGAGGGAAAGCAGGCTGTTCTGCAGAACGCACTCGACCGGATTGCTAAATACGAAACTGAATTAGCCGCTTTAACGGCAGAATTATCGGCAGAACAAGGTGAAAAGGTTTCAGGATAACTTTCCTTTGGCTTTGTGTCCCGGTTCTATCGAACCGTTCATGCACAAAGGAGACTGGGCAATACATGAAGTGTTGCCCTCTCTTTTATCTGAAATCGGACCGGCGGATATAAGGATCGCTACATTCAGTATCTCAGAGGACAGTTTACGCCCTCTCTTCTTCCTGGCCGATGATAAAAAAATTACAGGTCTGACCCTCCTGCTCGATACGACGGTAAAACGGCACAAGCTTGACTTGTTACTGTTTGCCTCCAACATCACACCACGCATACGGATTGACTCCTGTCATGCAAAAGTGTTATTGGTGGAAAATGACAAATATCAGTTCGGTATTGCCGGTTCCGCGAACCTGAACCAGAATCACCGCTGGGAAAATGGCTTCTATTTCACTTCCGGAAAGCATTTCAATTACTTCTCGGAAATGTTCGAGCAGGCATATAATCAAGCAATCAGTTACGAAATATTAGAATAGAAATGGAGTTATCAGATGAAACCTTGCAACAAATCAGAGAGATGGCCGCAGCTTTGTTGCCTCCGGCAGAAATCGCCATTCTAATTTCGCTGCCTGCCGGTGAACGCAGCTACTTCTGTGATATTTGCAGAAATCATCATCATTCTCCTATCTACGAAGCATACCATCAGGGACGCCTGCAAACAAAATTCGAACTCCGAAAAACTGTGATCAAGTTAGCCAAGGCCGGAAGTCCGGCGGCCGAGCCACTTGCTGATAAATACATGAAAGAACAAATCATCAACGACTAAATTATGCCGAAAAAAGACACAACCTACGACCGCATCGAACGCTCCCTGTTCAAAGATCGGGGTGAATCCGCTCTCCAGTTATCACCAAAGGAGATGGAAATTAAGAATCGGATGATGCTTTGTGTTAGTAAGAAAATGGAAAGCCCATTAATTGAGGACCAGGAACTCGTTACTTTTCTCATGCACGGATGTGGAGGGCAAGCGGAACCTGTTTCCCAATCACAGGCCTATCGCGATATCGGTATGATCAACCGGCTGGTCGGTAACATCCAGTTAGCGGCCAAATCCTGGTATCGCTACATGATCGTAGAAGGAGGAAAGAAGGCATTTCAACTCGCTATCGACAACGGAGATGCTAAAGGAGCTGCCGCCGCTCTCGACAAGATAGGTAAATACACCCGTTCCGACAAAGACGATGACGCATTCGACTTCAGTCAGCTTATTCCCCCATCTTTTGAACCTTCTGACGATGTGACGACACTTGAGGGTATTGAAGTGATAGACAATCTGGAGCAACGCCGCCAGGAACTCCGCAGCTTATGCAAAGATATGTTGACCAAACAGGCGACAGATATTCAAACCATTGAAGAGGAGGATATTGAAGAATGACAGCCCAAGCCTCTCCCATACCATCGGCGTACGAACTCCGGATGAAACAGGCCAATGTGATACGGAAGTTCTTCAACAAAATGCAACGCCAGGCAATGGCTATTGCCGCACATGACGAATACATCGTTGCATCGCGTGGTACCGGTAAGTCAGAAGGTATTGACGCCCGCTTCATTCTCAGAAACGTCTGGGAAATGCCCGGTTCATTGGGTGGAATGATCTCTCCCAGTTACGCCAAGGCATGGGGGAATACCCTTCCGGCTATCTGTAAAGCACTCGCCGAATGGGGATACATTCAAAATATCCATTATGTCGTTGGCCATAAAGCACCACCTTCCATGGGCTTTGCCAAGCCTGTCCGTCCGGTACTCGGAGACGGATGGAGTAATGCTTTCCATTTCTGGAATGGCACGGTTATGGTTATTCTTTCCTTTAATCAAGGGATGTCCGCAAACTCCATGTCGCTTGACTGGGTGATAGGCCCGGAGGCAAAGTTCCTTTCCTATGACAAGATAAAGAACGAGGTCAATCCGGCCAACAGGGGAAACCGGCAATATTTCGGGCACTGTCCTCACCATCACAGCGTATGTTACTCAACGGACATGCCCGGATCATCCATGGGACGTTGGATTCTCGACAAACAGGAAGAGATGCAGCCCCCACATATCCAACTCATTCGCAACCTGTATAAAGAACTTCAGGATTACAAACGTAAACCGCTGACCGAACACACCATGCGGATGATCCGGGAACTTCAACGTGATCTTGACATAGCCCGGAAGTTTCAGCCTGCACTCAAACCGAATGATAAGAAAAAACGGGAATACACTGTATTTTATGGTGAATATGATGTCTTTGATAACCTTGAGGTCCTGGGAGAAGACTTCATTTGGCAGATGCAACGTGATTCTCCCCCGTTGGTATGGCGTACCGCCTTCCTGAACGAACGGCTGATGAAAGTTCCCAATGGCTTTTACAGTGCCCTGGACGACCGCATACATTTCTATCAGCCGGCTGATAACGGAAGGCTGAAGAATCTTGGAAGTAATTGGAAGCAACTGAGTTCCTGCGGCTGCCTGGGAGACGGTGACCTTGATTTTGACAAAGAACTGCATATTGCATTCGACTCCAATGCGTCAATCTCGACAGCGGTAGTGGCACAACTGGACGGGAATACGATGAAAATCATCAAATCGTTCTATGTCAAAACCCCATCCAAACTCGGAGACCTGGTACAACAGATAGCTGACTATTACCGTCCCAAGCTCAATCACGATGTAGTCGTCTACTATGATCATACTTTTACCTGGGAGTCGGGCTCCACAACAGAAACCTATGCGGATATCATTGAACGTGTATTCAAAGAGAACCGGTACACTCCTGCAATGGTATATGTCGGACAGGCACCCAAACATGAATGGAAACACCTCAATATCGATCTCGCATTGAAAGGTGATCCGCAATTCCTGTGGATTCGTTTCAATCTCTATCAAAACGAGTTCCTCAAGATCGCCATGGAGCAAACCGGTATTAAGCAGGGTAAAAACGGTTTTGAGAAGGACAAAGCTCCGGAAGGTACTGACGATACTCCGGACAATCCGGATCAATACAAAACCCATGTTACGGATGCCTTCGACACATTATGGCTCGGTATGAATTTCTACTTCACACGTCCGGGAACCGGCACCGGAGGAATATTTTTCCTCAATCGGAAATAAAATACCGCTTTTCGTAATTGCTAAAATTACGTCAAACAACCGCCATTTCAGGCGTTTAAAATCCCGCCCCCTCTGCCAAAAGAGTAATCGGCGGACTCCGCTTCACCCCGGCGCAGCCGGGCGACGCAAAAGCATTCTCCCCCTCTCTCAAGGTCTGTCAGAGTGCTTTTGCTGCCCGCTGTGCCACTTTTTCAATCATTCCAGCACATTACCCGTCTTAAATAAAACAATCTTATTTTTGCTGATTTCTACCTTTACTTTATCTCCTAACTGGAAACCGTATTTTTTTAAATACTCTCCTTTCAAATTAAACCCGATTGTGCCTTTACCATTTTGCGGAAGTCTGACACATTGCAAAACTTTCTCCATATTGCTAACATTTAGGGGTATAACGTACAAAATTGGCGGGAATCATGTTTTTTACCGGCTGTATGATCCCTGTCACCGGTAAAGGCTTTAAATCATCCGCACATGCAGGCGGTTGGTTTATTATTCCGGCTTCCACTTCATAAACGGTCGGTATCTTGGTTACACTATCAACGATAATCAACCAACGATGCCAATATTGATCCGTCAAGGCATTCATGTGCAATACTTCCCCGTTTAAGCTGTTCAGACACAAATTAATGATAGTCATGAGACAGCAGGTATATGAGATATCAATCCCGACAAAAGTCAATGCTCTATCCTTTTGGGCTGCTGATAAAAGGAGTCTTCCGCTACCGCATGCAGGGTCCAATACCCTCCGATCTCCCTGTTTAGGCTGATCACTTACTTTAGGAGCTGTTATCAATTGGTTCATTAATTCACATACCCCAAACGGTGTAAAAAACTGCCCGTTTTGGGCGTTGCTTAAAAACTCTTGAAAATAGTCTCCGAACGGGTCTACCAGTGGTTGCCTGTCCATCTGCATAACAAGTGCGGCAAAAGCCTGTGAAAACAAATCCAGTTCTGTTTTGTCATAGGGCTTTATCGTTTTGAAATAAAGTTCTTCCTTACGTCCCATTGAGAGACAACAAACGACTATTTGCAGAAAGTCATTAAATACCTTTTCCCGTCCGTGTTTTGGGGATAGCTTTTCCAAATACTCCCCATAAGTAGTTAAATCATTGTTTTTCATATACCTGCAAATTTGAGAATACAAAACAAATCGGATAGAAATTCATTGGGTCATTATCTTCTCCCTGTGCTTCTTCTACTTGGGTCGTCTCTACTTTCTTAGGTGCACCCCAAAGGCATAAGGCATGGGAACCTTTTTTAATACTCCTGCCCTCCTTATTCCACTGTTTCAGCGTTTTAAGTTCGGTATGACCAGACTGTGCGTATATCGCTTTCAGTCCATCGTTTACCGTAGGAATAGCAGCCTCTTTCACCAAAATTTGAAGCGGCTTTGATAAACCTTTTAATATTGTGCGTTTTTCTTGAATTGTTTTTGCAGAATCAAAAATATTTTCCATCTTTGCAGTACGTTAAAAATTAAACTTCGGTTTGATTTTGTTCCCCCTTCATCGGTGCAACGATGTAGGGGGATTTTGTTTTAATTTAGCCGTTCCAATTCTGAACGAATTTCTTCTTCGGTTTTCGCCAAGTGATTATTTAAATCTAACATCCAATCAGATAGCAACTTACCAATTGCAACGGGATTACTTGTAGAAATGGAAAGCCCTTTTGCGTCTACCAAAGTAAGTTGGGCATTATTTTTATCATGTGAGATAGTAAAGCTTTCAAGCTGTTTCCGCTTTTCTCTCACTTCTTGATATTTCTGACGGAGCAGATAAACACGCTCCGCCTTATCGGTCAGTTCATCAATACTTAGACGCTTATTGGGTGCGGCTACTACGGAAGAACTCTCTTTCTTGGAAGTTTGAACGGGAGTTTCAACTTTGGCCGAAACCTGTTCTTTCGTTTCTTCTTCGGTTGGAAGGGATGGCAGCACAATTAGAGGGGCTGTTTCATTCTTCTTATTAGCTACATTACTTAACACTACGGCTTTAGCCTCTGCGCTTTTTGCGCTCGATACATTTTTCATTTTGTTTTACGTTAAAAATTAAACATTTAAGTGATAGGAGTGCAACCCTATCCCCTTTTGATTACATTACAAATATAACACTTTTTTTTCATACACGAAAACATAAACACTTGTAAAACAGTGCATTAAATACATGCCACAAATAAATATCACACATCACATACAGACGTTTGCTCTCTTGTCTCAAAATTATTTTTCCGACATCCGAATCATTTTTTCAAAAATCAACCCGCATTGGGTTAACAAAGAGATACTTTTGGGAAGAAAAAGCGTAAACCTATAATTTATGTTAACGCAATTTTAAATCTCAGAAGATTCCCACGGCAAAAAAAATAAAATACTGATTCACAAAGAAAAAAGGGTCTTAAAGGGGAAAAATTTCCCCTTTATCCGTCGGAAGACCACGCACCGCCCTCGGAAAAAGTTTCGCCTCAAACTTTTTTTTCTCTCTTATATGCTGCCCCCCTCCTCAAAAATCATCGCACATGCGATACCGCTCCGGCACATTGTGCCGTTTTTCTGTCCTTTACGTAAGCGCTTGTACACAATACATTTGCAATAAAAAAGCGATGAATGAGATTCTAAATTATATCATGGTCTTTCTCTTCGGCGGCGGTTTAGTCGGAACCGCCACAGCATTTGTCACTATCAAATACACCAAGAAACGTGCAGAAGCTGACGCAATGAAAGCGATGCAGGATGTCTACCAGGAAATGATCACCGATCAAAGAAGTTACATCAACTCACTCAAACAGGATAAAGAAGATAGTGAGGCACGCTGGGAAAATAAAGTTGAAACATTATCCAAACGTATTGAGACTATGGATTTGAAAATCAACGAAAACAATCGTTTGATAACAGAGCTAAAAACCATGAAATGTACCGATTTAATTTGCCAAAACCGTAAACAATGAAACATCATGTACACCTTATCATTTATTTTGCTTGCATTTCAGTTGGTATACTGCTGTGTGCTTGTCGTTCTTCTTCTCTACATTCTAATCAATTCAAAGAGAATGGAACTTTTCAGCATAATTACAATGAACTCAATACCGGTACCGAAACCATTGCCTCACAAGTCAAAACCACTAAAGACGAACACGGTTCATCCTGGAAGATCACGTACCATTTTGACACGGCACAAACACCCGATCCCACAACAGGCCTACCCCCGCTATCGGGTATCGAGATTGAAGGGAGCGAAAAACAGAGTAAAACCACGCAGGAAAGTAATGACACTGTACACTCTTCGAACAGCTCTTCAAAGAGAGAGGTATCCGGTCAAACCATACAAAGGGAATCCGGGACAGAGACCAGGAAAGATAGCAAAGTAGCAACCGGTACGGATGATGGCATAAGAAACGGCCTCAGTATCGGGATACCTTTGCTTTTTATCATCATAGCACTATCGTATTATGCCAAGCGACAGAATACATCAAAGTAAAGTCTGGGAACTTATGGAGCAACGGAAAGAGGGTAAACCCATTGAGTTCTCCATTGAATTTTGCAAAAAAAGTACCGGTGAACTCATTACTTACGAGCGTGCGGTACTTAGTTCATTTCATAGTAGCGGAAGCACTGTCAACATACTTCAAATAGGTGAGTATGCTCCCAGGAAAATCCGGAGATGTCTGATTACACGATTTAATAACATCAAAGTTTATTTCTAATGAAGAAGAAACAACCTGAGCCCCAATTATTTCAAAAAGGATATGAAACTTATGCAGTCACCAAAGGCGGAAAAGGAATCATAAAGTTCAGTGATAATAGCGATATCACAACTGACCGGGAGACCTCTACCGTTGAAGTAGTCCCCAAAGGGAAAGCGGCTCCAATTAAGTTTGTTCCCAGAGGGCGGAACAACAACATGATGTATGACATTATGAAGAAGATCGGGGCAAACGTAACTGTCGGCAGCAATGTGGAATTTAAAAACAAGGTAGTATATGGAGATAGTGTCCTCGTATATCGTAAATACCGGGATAAGGAAACCCGAAAAATCATCAAAGAAGAAGTCTTGCCCGAAGAATACCCGGATATATTCGATTTTATAGAAAACAATGACATACCATTTATCCGGATGGAGATAGCGAATGATTTAGTGATCTTCTACGATGCATACGTCGAATATATTTTTAATCAGGACACTCGGCCCAGACTGGTACAAGTAAAGGCAAAGGAAGCAACCTGTTCACGTATTAGCGTAATCGATGAGAGGACCGGCAAGAGTGAATATCATGGTTACTCAGCCAAATGGCATGAAGGTATGCCGGATGATGTAATTGCGACGCCACTACTGGACCGCCAGGCACCTTTGCGGGATTTAAAGACACGAATGGGTTTGCTTCCCAATGAAAAGGGAACAAAAGAGATCGTCAAAGACCGCCGCTTCATCCATAACATTCGTATAGCGACTCCCGGACGATTCTATTACAGTAAACCATATTGGTGGAGTGTATTCGTTTCCGGATGGTACGACTTTGGGAATGCCATTCCTATCTTTAAAAAGGCTTTGATCAAGAATCAAATGGCATTGCGCTATATTGTCTACATCAAAGAGGATTTCTGGGGAAAATTATACGCGGATGAAAAGATTACGAACGAAGCAGACCAGGCTGTACGGCGGGCGACCTTCCTTCAGGACATGAATGACTTTCTTGCCGGAGAAGAGAATGCAGGTAAAGGCTTCGTGTCCCATTTTCGTTATGACCGAGTAAAAGGATTTGAGGATAAGGATATCATCATAAATACTTTAGATTCCTTCTTCAAGGGTGGCGAATACATTGAAGACAGCGAGGAAGTAAGCAACACCATCTGCTATGGCATGAATGTACATCCTTCCATCATTGGTGCCGCTCCCGGCAAAGGTAAGAGTATTAACGGTACTGAAGCCCGTGAGCTGTTCATCATCGAACAAGCCTTAATGAAAATGTTTCAGGAAGCCACGCTCACTCCCCTTTATTTTGCCAAAGCCGTAAACGGATGGCCGGAAGATATCTACTTTTCCGTCACCAACTGTCAGCTTACCACGCTTGACAAAGGGACAGGAGCTACTAAAAATACAGGTTTAACCTCAGAAACAGAAGAAAAATGAATGCTATCATCCCTGACATCGACACACTCAAGAAAGTAGTCAAAATCAATGCTACACTTCCTGACGAAGCCATCAATCCGTATATTGATGATGCAATGGATATCTATCTGACGCCATACATCGGTATCAAAACCGTAGAAAAAGCACTGACCGGAACTGATAAAAGGCTGAATGACAAAATTCTCCGCACCTTGGGGCCTCTCACCCTAATGCTTGCCACTCCGGAACTTGGCATACGTATCGGAGATAGTGGAATTACGGTCGAAAACAAACAAGGTACCTACTCGCCGGCCAATGAAGCAAAAATTGCCGCCGCTAAAGAAAGCTTCTACTTTCGTGGCATGCAGGCCCTTGATCGGCTGCTCACTTTTCTGACCGAACATCCGGAAACTTACCCCGAATACGTCGAGCACTGCAAACAAGTCACGGATTCTTCTCCATGCTTCATCCGTGATACCAGAGAATTTCAAGATACCGGTTTAGTCAATATCGAATATTCTACCGTATCGTTCCGTATGATGCTACCTACTGTCCGGCAGTTGCAAGAACGCAATGTGCGTGAAATGCTCAAAGAAGACCTATACCAACGTCTGCTTGATGCCCATACCGCAGGGAAAGAACTGACACCTAAAGAAAAGGTACTGCTGGGGCACATACTCCGTTACCTCGCTAACAAAACCGCTGAACTCTATACATCACAGACCTCACGTGAACAGCGTGCCATCAACGACACACCGGAGTTTACTCCCATTATCCGGCCCATCTACCAGGATCAGGCAGCAACCGGTAATTTCTTCGCCGATCAAGCGACCTACTACGCCGGAAAGATACAAAACTTCATTTCCGAAAATGCTGGGGAGTTAGGAGTCACACCAACCGTTACCGCTATAAACTTTAACTCCAAAGAAAAGCGAATATTCACCTCTATATCATAACAATATGCACACCATTCAGATAAATGATAATTGTTACCGAGTTCCGGAAAGCTGGGATGAACTCACCGAAAAGCAACTGAGCTACCTGGTTAATCTTACACAAAGCGATATTCCCATCGAAGAACTGAAGGTACACATGATGCTATATTGTCTCAATGCACATGTTTGCCGGTATCGGGATATCTATCGCCATCAAGTAAAGATCAGCATTGGGACTCCCGGCAATAAAATCCCTTTCCGGACACACAAGAAGAAATATTTGCTTTTTCCTGAAGAAGTCAATCGGCTGGCCGAACTCTTCAACTTTCTGTTGATGTGCGAAAAGGATACCAAAATGAAATACCATGTACACCCGGAACTCACCGTCAATCCCTATCGGGCATTCTTTTGCCGATTCCGTAAATTCCGTGGTCCGGAAGATGGCCTGCTCGATATTCGCTTCGAACAGTTCATGCACCTGCAACACTATCTTGACGCTATGAATCAGGACCCGGAACAAATTAACGATGTTCTGGCCTGTTTATGGCACACAAGCAAAACATTCAATATCAATCGTCTGGAGAAAGATGCTTCCATTCTCAGCCATCTTCCCCACAGGGTGAAGATGATTATGTATTGGTACATTATAGGGAGCCTGGCCTATCTTGCCAATGGCTTTCCCCGTATCTTTTCCGGAAACGGAAAGAGTAATGGTCGTGTCTTTGATTCGCAAATGCGTCTTTTAGACTCCCTCGCACAATCAGACATGACCAAAAAGCCCGAAATAAAAAAAGGATTCCTGATCGATGCCCTGTATACGATGGATGAATCTCTGAGAAAACAACAAGAACTGAATGAAAATATGCAGAACAAATAATTTTTTCTAATAAAGTTTGTTAGTAGCAAACTTTGTTGTATATTTGCATTGTCATAACAAACGCGGGTGACGTCCGCATAAGTTCTTTATATTATGGAACAATTGTTCGAAGCTATCCTCGCGATAGCAAAGCAGAACCCCGATGGGTTCACGGTTGACCTCACAACCTTAAAAAAGGTCACAAAGGGTATTTCAGTCGCCTATCTCGAGACTCAAGACAGTTTCGGAGAAGAAGGACTGAAAAGAGTTCTTAACCATTCTGAGATGCACGAAAAGAAGGTCGGCGGATGGCTGAATGAAGAGAACCAAGAGTTCTATTTTGATTCCGTCCAGATTTTCACTAACCTTGAAGAAGCCAAGCGATTCGGGCGTGAAAATAAACAGATCGCTATTTTCGACATCTCTCATATGAGACTCATCAAATTGTGATCCGGAGGGGCGAAAGCCCCTCCTTTACAGCGAATAACATTTTTTTAAATACCGATTATCAAAACGTAAATTGATGCATTATGAAGAATTTAGAAATCCTCCCTCTCTCTGCCGAGAGTAAAAAGCGTATTGAAGAGTTCGCAAGGCAGTATCAGCGATATGCCCATATCGCCATTGAGATTGTGTCCTATTCAGAAGGCCGGCTGATTGTCCGTGCCGAGCAAAAGGACCTGGTTAATGATAAGTTCCTTTCAAAGAAAGAACTGACAGAACGTGTCCGGGACATGTTCAAAGATGAAATTCCTGAAGACTGGAAACTTACTGTTTCCGCCGTAAACTTTGACCGTAAAGACATTGATGGCATCACTCTCGACTGGATCAAGAAACGGATGGAACGGCTTGGATTAAAGAATAAACATTTGAGCAACTACACCGGAATTGACAAATGTACCGTTTCTTCTATTCTTTCCGGAGACAAGGAATTGACCAAATGGCACAAAGTAGCTCTATACTACTTTTTCAAGTATTATGAAGTTGCCAATTTTTAGAAGGTGCATTTAATGATATAAAAAATAAGCTATCGGAAACCTATTAAACGTCAAATGACATTAACACAGCTAAGAGAGGGAAGCCGATACTCCCTCTCTTTTTTATTGCCAATACCAATTATCAAAACATAAATTGATGCATTATGAAGAATTTAGAAATCCTCCCTCTCCCTGCCGATATCAATCAAAATAGTTTTGCAATCATTTTCTTATCATAGAACATCAATACCAACAAATAGGTATTTTCCTATCTATCAAGCTAATTCCCTCTTAATAAATAACATAGTTATAGACTAATTTCATATTTTTGCTACACAAAAGAATGAGTGATTTAATTACCCTAATTGTAAAACTCTAAATTAGACTTATTATGAAAAAGAAATGTTTATGGAGCATTATGCTTCTATTTTGTGCTATTTTATATTCTTGTAACCAAGAAGAAATAGTAGAAAATGAACTCCCTGATTTCCCTCAGCCTACCAAATCGAGAGTCGAACTCAGAACTGGCCAAATCGAAGTTGGTAATATCACACTAAGTGCTGACAGTATTATCACCCTATGTGATGATGAAAGTAATAGTATTGTTAAAAGTGCTACGAGGTCTTCTAATATATATGCAGGGAACAAAAACGGTATAGAACTATCTCTTAAAATACAAATAGGCTCAAGACTTATGCCTGGAAAAACTGATGCTCAAAAAAGACAGCGTTTAGCCAAGATGCTTGCACAGGCCTCTCAATATAGAGTCATACGTGGTGTTGTAACAGATGATGATGGTTTTGTACAATACGTACCATTAAACGCAACTATGACCATTCCTTGTACTATTACAGATAAAGACTTTAATATAAATGGTCCATTAAGGAAAACTATAGATATACTATTCCGTATTTTCAGAGTACCAGCAAACAAAGATTGTATAGAAGTGAGAATAAATGGTAGATTAATCCGCGATTTACGGGAATTTACTATAATTTGCACCCAAATAGCCTCAGGAAAATACATTTACGACTAAGATGCAATAATAAAACCAGCCATTATGCTAAAGAAAGTTTAACTTATACTGTAATTTCAAAAGCAGATTGAAAAAAACTGTCTATACTACTTTTTCAAGTATTATGAAGTAGCCGGCTTTTAATAAACAAGTAGGGGTATCAGCATTGATACCCCTACTCTCTTACATATTATTTAAAATATTTTTTCCGTTTAGCCCATATGTCGTAAATGAACGGCAAAGCTACACACAATAACAAAAAGAAATCATCGTATTTCTGCACAATACCTAATTTGAACAACTCCCTAATTACAAAGTAGACAATTGGTATTAAGCATATTTTGAGAATTAATATTTTTCTATCTTTCGTCATATCAAATTCCTTTTTAGAGCTTAACTAACTTCATCTTGTTACTATCATTGTCTCACAAAACTACTTTTTTACTGTAAAATAAGAACATATTTCATTCCTTTTTTTGAAGATTCACCTTAAAAATACCATAAACATGGTATCTATTCCATAGATTTCTCTTTTATATTTTAGATTTTCAACGGTTTGACACAACCCTTTGAGGAATAAATATTTAGCGGAGTATTTGAGAAATAATAGTAACGAATTGGCAACCGTGCGATTTTCAGCGTTTTGCGGTGCTATGCTGTCAAATAACTCTTTCAACTGTAAATATAATATGTTTTTCCAAAAACGAAAAACATCAAGTGTGTTTTTTGGAATGGGATGGTAATTGCCTCTTGATTAATATGAGGTATCTATATTCCAAATATTCACAGAATCATTTTTTTGATATTCATTAAAATCAGAGATAGCATCATTTATCATTTGTGTATTCTCTCTAAACATTGAACATTTTGAAACATCATTATCATTGCAATATTTTGGATTACCACATTTTTTATACAATTTGCAGAACTTACTTCCACTCATATCTTCTGCTTGCCATTTACATAATTGGCAATCTTTTTTTAAATACCCATCAAGATACGCTTTAACTTTTCCAATCGTATATAAACCACCACTATTGAAAAAATATGGTATGCAATCATCATATGGCATACTTATTTCATAGATTCCTTTTCTGTGGTGGTTGTAATTCCTACAGGTAAACGTATCTCGTTCAACATAGCTTTTCAAAGTATGATGTAAGATATATTTTTGGAAAGGTCGTGTAAAGTTTTCTGATAAAATTTCATTACGTTTAAAGTTGTACAACTTAACCTTTTCACATTCATTTAAATTTGTAGAATTTACAATATCCAGAATATCTTCTTCTGACTGAATACTAAGTTCAATAATACGAATGCCTGATTTTTTCTTTTCTTGACTGCATTCATGTGTTACAAATACTTCAATAAAAATAGGCAAATTAGGATTAGTCTTGTTTTCACAATACAAATCGGCTATAAAGTCTTTACACCTATGTTCTTGGATGCATCTTGAATAATAAGTCTTTAAATCAAATTGCACTCTCTTTGCCCTCTTACAGTTTTTCTCGTCATGGAAAACACAATTATCATACTTGACGCACTTTTCATAATTATCCATAGATAACATGATATGCTCTTTCTGATTAAACCAATTCATTATCATTATCTCAGCAATGGAATGTAGATATTTGTCATAAGAACATTTGTCAGCCTTATGCGCAAAATGCCATTGGCGGATATTTCCACGTTTAGCTATCATCTCATTGTGACAATAAGGGCAAAAATATTGTTCATTTGAATAATCTACATTCTTTATATCAACGATGCAATTATCGGTATTAAGAGCAAAATGCTGATAAGTATGTAAATATTTCATTTTATAAAAACGACTAATAAACTCCTTCTTTTTCCCTAATTATACCTATATTTTCATCTGTCTCTTTTGATTTTGACACGACTATTTGGTCAAAATTCTTTTTCCCCACTTGTATTTGACCATTTGAAAACACATATAGAAAAACATTTTTCAAAGTCTTTTTATATATAGATTTTCCATTTTTATCAACGACTTTTACTTTGACTTTATATTTATCTGATATAAAATAGTCAGGAGTTATTGACTTGAAAGACATCGTAACATCTTCATAATATTTTCCTTCAATATCAAGAAATGCTACTTTACGTACAACTTCCATATCGGTCAAAGGCTTTGCTGTCTCTGGTTCACTTTGAGCAAAAGCCAAAGAATTCGTAAACATTATAATTAACAGCAATACAGACAATTTTGCCTTGTCTAAAACATGAGTGTTAGTAATTTTAGTCATATCTATTATTTTTTTATAATAAAAAGCGCAGACATTTGCCATACGCTTCACGGTTTACCACAAACCACAACTAAATATGGGAAGTCTGCGCCCATATTCGGGGAAGTCCCAATATTAGTTGTTGCTCTTTATTTGTGGTGGTGATTGTGAAGCTATCGAGCAATATGTCTAGGAACGAGTTATCTCAATCCAACTGCAAAATTACAAAAAAGCCGTGATGATCCATTCAATATAGGTAGATTATTCGTTATCAAAGCTAAGAAAGGAGGTAGGAAATGGAATGAATAAAAGAAGAAGCCTGGGTCGAAAAGTGTACTGTACTTCATGAAGGAAAGGCCACACCCAATATCTATTATAACGTTTTTGCCGATGTTAAGCAGCTCTGCAAAATCTCCTATGACAGATTAATCGCTATACGTAATCTTATTAACCAAATTGAGAAAGAAAAGAAAGGAGAATGCCATGAATAAGGAGGAAGCATTAGCCCTCGTCGATGTCCTATTATCCGAAGGCACATCACCGATAGAAAAAGAACGTGCAGCAATGCAGCTTCGTGAGTTAATTCGGATTTTATTACCCGAATAAGAGAAGAACTATGATAGACTTTTGTATTATTATAGGTTTTGTCACTGTCGAGACCACTATTGTAAGAAGAAGTAGGAATGCAACTGGTAAAAGTATATCCATTATCTCCGCTATCATCCTCTTAACGCTTTGGTTCTCCTGACCTGTCCTTTATAGCCCGCTTTCCGCGGGCTATTTTTGTCTCCATAACCTAACCCCTGACTTTCATGGAGATATACAACTCACCGACTGTATCCATATTATTCATGTTGCTACATTTTATGATAAAAATACAATTTTCTCTTTGCACTCTCAAATATTATATCCATATTTGCAGTGCGAAATAATCAGTGATGTTTATCACCAAGAGCGATGCAAGACGCTCAACGAATAAAGATGGGCTTTTTTTATGTCCATTAGATATATGTAGAAGCTTTTATTAAAAGCAACCAATACGGCTGCCTTTCCCTTGTAATTTTGCTCTTGGAGTAATCTTACTGATTGTTTCGCGACACGGGAGATGGCAGCCGTTTCTGCGTCCCGATGGTTGAGCGGTTCTCAACTAAAATGCGAAACAATCAGTAAGTATGAAAAAAAAATCCACCGGCACCCTTTTTGTGCCTCAGTTCCGCACACCGGAACCCACCACAGTCCCTCATCAGTCCAACTCCGCAATTGATGATTTTATCCCATCCGATTGCAAAGTTAAAACCTCCTCTGACGCTTACTATGTCAGTGCCATTGCTTGCCTTTGTGCTACGTTCATCTTTCCTCCATGCATTCTTGCAGCCATTTATTGTGTTATCAAAACTAAGAAAGGAGGTACGAAATGGGACGAATAAAAGAAGAAGCCTGGATCGAAAAGTGCACTGTTCTTCATGAAGGAAAGAATACACCAAATATCTATTATAACGTTTTTGCCGATGGTGAGCAGCTCTGCGAAATCTCCTATGACAGATTAATCGCTATACGTAATCTTATTAACCAAATTGAGAAAGAAAAGAAAGGAGAATGCCATGAATAAGAAGAAAGCATTAACCCTCGTCGATATCCTATTATCCGAAGGCACATCACCGATAGAAAAAGAACGTGCAGCAATGCAGCTTCGTGAGTTAATTCGGATTTTATTACCTGAATAAGAGAAGAACTATGATAGACTTTTGTATTATTATAGGTTTTGTCACTGTCGAGACCGCTATTGTAAGAAGAAGTAGGAATGCAACTGGTAAAAGTATATCCATTATCGCCGGTATCATCCTCTTAACGCTCTGGTTCTCCTGACCTGTCCTTTATAGCCCGCTTTCCGCGGGCTATTTTTGTCTCCATAACCTAACCCCTGACTTTTATGGAGATATACAACCACTTTGAATATGGCAAAACACTTGCCATTCGCTTAAAGCCTATTGCCCACACACCCGAAAAGCCCAGATTCTTCACCGCTTTCGGACTTGAGGACTTATATAATTTTAATGATAAACTATCATCCGTATCCGGCATGATCCTGATTGCAGTTGATGGTTGTGAATCTGAATCAAAACGAAACGAATCCGATGCGCTTAATAACAATGACATGTTCTCTTTCATTGTGGCACAGAACACTGTTTCTGATCGTCCGGAAACAATCAACCAGGCAGCAAAAGAATGCAAAGCTGTCGCAAAACAAATTCGGAACTGTATCCTGCAAGACCCCGACATTTCAGAATTCATTGACGATACCATTCAATTTAATGGTATTGGTCCGATTGGTGATAATTTCTATGGTGTAGTACTGACATTCTCTTTGGCTCAACCTGAAACCTATTTCATTGACCAAACATACTGGGAGGATTAACGATGGGATATTATAAAAGATTAAGTACCTCTCGTGCTAAAGTCAAACGCTATAACGCCTCCCGCCGAAAAGCCACACAGTTGACTAATACCCCGGCATCCGGACTGATCCGCCTTGAAACCGTCTCAGAAACCGAACGCTTTTCAATGGCTCAGGATGCTGATAGACTAACTGCATATAACAAGGCCGTTGAAAAGTGGCAAGATAGTGTATTCCGACAATTACGAGCCGGAATAGCCGGCCGCAGTATGCGAATAGCCCGCGAACTTGAGCCACGGGCTTATACCGACAAATACGGTATTATCAACCGTCTTGGTTTCTCCTTCCCTCGGCATGGAATCTACATCCACAAGGGCGCCGGCGAAGGTCAGGGTGGCTTCATCGGTTCCAAATGGAATTACCTCAAAAAAATTAATGGAGTCGAGATAGATACTGGTATTGTACGCCATACAAATCTCAAATCACTCGGACGACAGAATGAAGGCAACCGCCGGGCCTACGAATGGTTTGACCCTGTAATTCGTAACCGGATCAATGAATTAGCTGATATCGTCACCGATTATTTCGACACTATGCTGATTGATGCTACCCGAATATACATAGATAAACGAAACAGTCTCTAATATGGCAAACGACCTAAACCGCAGTATTAAACTTTATATTGATGGCTCAGAAGCCACTAATAAAATAGACCTGGTAAAAGAAAGTATTTCTCATCTTGAAGATAAACTCAGGTCACTTACCGAAAAAGAAGTAGATTATGCAAAACGCTCCCAGGATCTCAAAAAAGAACTGGATGCAAAAAACCGAACTCTTCAGAATTACGAGAAACAGTTAGCCGAAACAGAACGGGTTCTCAAAAGCCTCTCCGGAGCAACTTACAACGAACTCCTTGCTGTCCAGTCCCGCGTCCGGAAAGAGCTTCGTAATGCAGTGCCCGGAACGAAACAATATACTGCTGCTCTTGAGCAGAATCGGCGTGTCACTGAAGCCCTTTCCAGAGCACAGGCCAACATGCGCGTCGAGGTAGGTGCACAAGGTAATATCTGGTCACGTGCCTCCGGATTCATTAACAAATATATTGGTCTGATCGGTACTGTCATAGCAGCTATCACCGGAGTTTCAATGAAACTCAACCAACTCCGAGAACAGCGAAACAAACGCGAGGAAGCCAAGGCCGATGTTGAAGCTCTTACCGGACTTTCCAAGGACGATATAAACTGGTTGGAACAGCAAGCTGTCCAGTTGTCAACGACAATGACCGAATCCGGCATTCGCATTAGACAGTCCGCAACGGAAATTCTTGATGCCTACAAATTGGTAGGCTCTGCCAAGCCCGAACTTCTTGACAACAAAGAAGCTTTGGCCGAGGTGACAAAACAGACCCTTATATTAGCTTCTGCATCAGGTATGACCCTGAAGGATGCAGTCGATGCCGTAACCCTTTCTCTTAATCAATACGGTGATGGTGCCGACCAAGCTTCACGCTATGCAAACGTCATGGCCGCCGGCTCTAAATATGGAGCGGCA